GCGAACCTCCCGTCAAACCGCAAGGCCGCGAAAAAGCAGGTCGCCGCTTTTTTTGACCGGATGCGCCGGCAATACCGGCGGGCCGGCAAGGAGCTGCGCTACGTGTATGTAACGCAAGAGCTGCAAAGCGATGGCAGCCGGAGACTGCACCACCATCTGATCATCAGTGCGACGGGCGCGGGAGACTACGACACCATCCGCGCGCTGTGGCCAAACGGCGACAACGTCGAGATCCTGCCGATCGGCGAGACGGAGATGTATGTGCATGATGATTTTTTGGAGCTGGCGCAGTACCTGCTCCACGAGCGTAACCCGGACGCGCCGGCCACCGCGGTCGGCGACCGCGGTTGGAACGCCAGCCGCAACCTGCGCAAGCCGGTCGAGGAGTCCGAGATGGTGGACGAGTCGGTCACGGTCACCGCGCCGCCGGGCGCGTACATACTGGACACGGACCACAAGCAAAACGAGTTTGGCTGCTATAGTGTAGCTGCTGCCGGAGCGTCTAGCACGCAAGGAGTAGATGCCTATATTATCTGTCTTGGGGTTGTGTATATCTTTAGACGCAGCCCAAACAAATTGGAGGGATTTACTTGCAAAAGGATTGCAAAAGCAGTAAAATGATAGTGCAAGGCAACCGGGCCGTGTGCCCAGTGTGCCAAGCAGTGACGCGCGTCGTCATCCTGCCGGACACGGTGGTGCTCAACTTCCCGCTGTACTGCCACCGGTGCAGACGGACGACGATCGTCGACTACAACCGCATACGCCTGAGCGATAACGCCTGAGCGATCTGATTACGCAGCAATGTGTGTCAGTCGCTCGGGCGTTTTTTATTTTGCGCAGATCGCCGGGCGTCTCGGAGGTGATAGCCCGTTATGGCGACCGGTATCTACGCAGACAAGCGCTGGCCGCCGCTGCGCGCCCGCATCCTTCGCCGCGATGATTACCTGTGCCAGCAGTGCCTGCGATACGGCAAGCACCGCGCGGCGACGACCGTGCATCACTGTTTTCCGGCCGGGCGCTATCCAGGCTATGCCTGGGCGGCCTGGAATCTTGTCAGCCTTTGCTCGCGCTGCCACGATGCGATGCACGACCGCAACAGCGAGCAGCTCACGCCGCTGGGTGAGCAGTGGCGACAGCGCGCCGAGCGCCGCAAGCCCCCCCTCTCGTGACCTCCAGCGCTTACCATCCGGGGACCGGCGGGGAGGACTCTTTCCAACCGCGCCGGGTTTCCGGCGCGGGGGGATCGCGCGGGAACAAGTCAACCGGGCGCACGCGCGGGAACCTTGGAGGCGGAATTTTTGCGGCCCTGCGATTTTTGCGCAAAAACGAGTCAATCCCGGCTAAAAACGTGGCCGGAACCGTGTCCAAATCGGACACAAGGAGCGTGAGACATGAGCAAGCGCGAGGATGCGATCCGCGACAACATGCGGCTCGCCGGCACCTACAACCAGGCCTTTGAGCCGATCATCAAGACGCTCGCCCGTGTACAGACCGAGCTCGCCCGCGCCGAGAAAGACTGGCGCGGGAACGGTGGCCACTTTGTTGCCGAGTATACCAACAAGTCCGGCGCGACCAACGTCGTCAAAGACCCGTACTATGCCGTCGTCGAGAGCCTGCGCGCCCAGGTCGTGGACATCTCCGCGCAGCTTGGGCTGACGCCGACCGGCCAGCGCCGGGTGCTGGGCAACGCAAAGGCGCCGCCCTCCGGCCCGTCCGCGTTGGAGCGGGCGCTGGCGCAGGCACGAGAGAGGGCGGGCAAATGACGCAGCACGACATGGGCAGCCTCCGGGCAAAGCTCGGCGACCATCACAATGCACAGGCGGTCTGGGACTACGTCACCGGCTGCCTGGACGGCACAATCCTCGCCTGCCCGGACATCCGGCAGGCGTGCGAGCGCTTTGCTGCGGACCTTGCCGACCCGCGCTGGGATTTTCGGCCGGCAGAGGCCGAGTACGCGATCGAGCTGATTGAGACCATGCTATGCCACCAGCAGGGGCAGCGGCTGGACGCCACTCCACTCCGCGGACAGCCGTTTTTGCTCCTGCCGTATCACAAGTTTTGCGTGTACAACCTCCTTGGCTTTTACCTTGCCGGCACAGACGAGCGCCGGTTTAAGGAGGCGTTTATCTTTGTACCCCGGAAAAACATCAAGACGACGTTTGCGGCCGCGCTTGCCTGGGCGCTGTCGCTGATCGAGTCGCCGTCCGGGTCCAAGGTGTACATCGTGTCTGCTGCGCTCAAGCAGTCGCTGGAGTCTTTTGGCTTTTTGGCCTACAACGTCCGGCGGCTCGGCCTGTCGCAGGACGACGACCCCAATGGGCTGCGCATCCTGGACAACAACGCAGAGCGCAGCATCTCCGGCTCGGTCGGCGAGGGGTCCATCTACATCAACGCGCTGGCGTCCAACCCGGACCAGCAGGATAGTTTTAATGCCAACATCATCATCGCCGACGAGCTGCACGCCTACAAGTCGCCCAAGCAGTACAACGTGCTCAAGGAGGCGACCAAGGCGTACACCAACAAGCTCGTCATCGGCATCTCCACGGCCGGCGACCGCGAAAACAGCTTTTGCGGCCACAGGCTTAAGTACTGCCGGCAGATCCTCAACGGCACGATCAAGTCCGCGGACGCGGATGCGCTGTTTGTCTTTATCGCGGCGGCGCCGGTCGACGAGGCCGGGAACGTGGACTACACCAACGCCGACGTGCAGCGCATGGCCAACCCCGCCTATGGGGAGTCCATCCGGCCGAACGACATCATGAACGATGCGCTGCAGGCGCAAAACGACCCGCAGCAGCGCAAGGACTTTTTTGCGAAGTCCTTGAACGTCTATACCTCGGCCATGAAGGCCTACTTTAACATTGCGGAGTTTCGGGCGTCGGATGCCAAATATCACTGGACGATCGAGGAGCTGGCAAAGCTGCCGATCAAGTGGTACGGCGGCGCGGACCTGTCCAAGATGCACGACCTGACGGCTGCATGCCTGTATGGCGTGTACCAGGGCGTAAACATCATCATCCCGCACTGCTGGTTTCCGGTCACGGCCGCGGCCGTCAAGGCCGAGGAGGACAACATTCCGCTGTTTGGCTGGCAGGAGGATGGCTGGCTGAGCATGAGCAACGACAAGTCCGTCAACCACGCCGAGATCGTCGCTTGGTTTGTGCGGATGCGGCAGATGGGCTTTAAGATCGCCGAGGTCGGGCACGACCGAAAATTCTGCCGCGAGTACTTCGCCGGCATGAAAAAGGCCGGCTTTAAGATCATCGACCAGCCGCAGTACTTTTACAAAAAGTCGGAGGGCTTCCGGCATATCGAGGCCGCGGCAAAAAACGGCCTGTTGTACTATCTGCATGCCGAGCCGTATGAGTACTGCGTGCAAAATGTCCGAGCGATCGAAAAAACGGACGACATGATCCAGTATGAAAAGATCGAGCCGACGCTGCGCATAGACGTGTTTGATGCGTCAGTGTTTGCCGCGATCCGGATGCTGGAAAACAGCGAGAAAGCAGCCAAAGACCTTGGCTGGTTTGCGTGAGGAGCGTGAGATATGAGACTTTTCGCGGGCCGCAAGGCGGCCAAAAAGCGAGGTGTCGGCGGCCTGATCGGGTGGATCGTCGGCAGCGACGGGTCTGCGATGCAGGTGCCCGGCTACACCCGGCTGATCGACTGCCCGGAGGTCGCCGCGGCAGTCGACGCGATTGCCGGAAGCGTCTCCAGCATGACTATCCATCTGATGGAAAACACCAAGGCGGGCGACGTGCGCGTGCGCGATGCGCTGGCGACCAAGGTGGACATCAATCCCTACGGGCTGACCACGCGCAAAACATGGGCCGAGTGGATCGTGCGCACGATGCTGACGACCGGCGATGGCAACGCCTTTGTGCTGCCGGTGACGTCCAACGGCTACCTGGACGACCTAATGCCGATGCCGGATGCAACCGCGCAGCCGGTCGGCGACAGCTACGTCGTGCAGTGGCGCGGGCGCAGTTTTGCGCCGGACGAGGTGCTGCACTTTGTGCTCCACCCGGACTTGACCTATCCGTGGCGCGGTACCGGCTACCGGGTGCAGCTGCGCGACGTGGCCGCGTGCCTCAAGCAGGCTGCCGCGACGAAAAAGGGCTTCATGTCCGAAAAATGGAAGCCCTCCATCATCGTCCGCGTGGACGGCATCGCCGAGGAGTTTGCCGGCAAGGAGGGCCGCCGCAAATTTTTGGACGACTACCTGAGCACCGACGAGGCCGGCGAGCCGTGGGTGGTGCAGGCCGACCTGATGGACGTGCAGCAGATCAAGCCTCTGTCGCTGCAGGACCTGGCAATCAACGACGCCGTGACGCTGGACAAGCGCACGGTCGCCAGCGTGATGCATGTCCCGGCGTTTTTGCTGGGCGTCGGGGACTATGACCAGGACGCCTACAACAACTACGTGCGCTCGACGGTGATGGAGATCGCCACGGCCATCCAGCAGGAGCTGACCAAAAAGCTGCTGCTCTCGCCGTCCCGGTATTTCCGCCTCAATCCGCGCAGCCTGTATGCCTATAGCATGGCCGACCTGTCGTCGGTCGCGTGCGACCTGTATGTGCGCGGCCTGATGACCGGCAACGAGGTGCGCGACTGGCTGGGTATGACGCCCAAAAAGGACCTCGACCAGCTCGTCATGCTGGAAAACTACATCCCCGCCGGCATGATCGGCGACCAGAAAAAGCTGATCCAGGATCAGCAGAAGGAGGGCAAAGATGTCTGATAGCAACAGCCGGCAGGGCCGGCAGCTGCGGAGCACGCCGCAGCAGTTTCGCACCCGCGACGACGGGGACGACCTCATCATCGAGGGGTATTTTGCCGTGTTTGACAGTCCCTATGTCCTGTGGGACGGGGCGACCGAGATCGTCAAGCCGGGGGCGTTTGCCGGATGTCTGTCCGGCGACATCCGCGCGCTGATCGACCACGACACACGGCTTGTGCTCGGCCGAACCAAGGCCGGCACGCTGACGCTGCGCGAGGATGCGCGCGGCCTGTATGGCACAATCAAAATCAACCGAGACGATGCCGACGCCATGAGCCTCTATGCGCGCGTCCAGCGCGGTGACGTCGACCAGTGCTCGTTTGGATTTGACATTGAGGAGGAGACCTTTGTCGACCTCGGCGGCGGACAGTGCCGCTGGGAGATCAACAAGGTCAACCCGCTGTATGAGGTCTCTGTCGTGACCTATCCGGCCTACGAGGAGACCGCCGTCAAAGCCCGCCATGCGGATCTCGCCGAGATCCAGCGCCGGCAGGCCGAGGCATGGAAAACAAAGATGAAAACCAGACTGACAGGAGGAGACAACCATGGCACTTAAAGTACTGCTGCTGCGCAATAAGCTGTCCGCCGTCAACGCGACGCTTGCACAGCTGCGTGAGCAGGCCGCGGCCTTTGAGACTCGCGAGAGCGAGCTGGCCGCAGACATCGAGGCGGCCCAGACCGACGACGAGCGCGCCGCCTGCGAGACGGCGATCGGCGAGTTTGAGGCGGACCGCGACAAGGTGACGGCAGACATCGAGGCCGCCGAGGCGGATGCCGCGAGCCTGACCGAGCAGATCGAGGCCGCCGAAGCCAACGCCGCCGAGGCCCGCAGCGCAGCCCACACCAACCCCACACATCACACTGAGAGAGGAGCACACAACACTATGCCTACCAACACCGCGGGCGGCGATGCCCGCAGCCGCTTTTACGGCATGACCTACGCACAGCGCGACGCATTTTTTGCCCGCGAGGACGTCACCGCATTTTTGGCCCGCACCCGTGAGATGCTTGGCCAGCAGCGCGCCGTGTCCGGCGCAGCCCTCGGCATCCCCGAGGTGATGCTGGACATTGTCCGCGACAACATCAACCGCTACAGCAAGCTCATCGGCTTCGTCCGCCTGCGCCAGGTGCGCGGCAAGGCGCGCCAGAACATTGTCGGCACCGTGCCGGAGGCCGTGTGGACGGAGATGGTGGGCGCGCTCAACGAGATGACCATCACCATCAACCAGGTCGAGACCGACGGCTACAAGGTCGGCGGCTATGTCTTTGTGTCCAACTGCTACCTCGAGGACGACGACAACATCGGCCTCGCAACCGAAATCCTCGACCAGCTTGGCCAGGCAATCGGCTATGCGCTGGACAAGGCCATCCTGTTTGGCACCGGCACAAAGATGCCGGTCGGCATCGCCACTCGCCTGGCGGCTGCAGCGTCTCCGGCGTGGTGGGGCACCAATCAGGGCACGTTTACCAACCTCAGCACCAGCAACGTCAAAAAGCTCAACATCGCCGCCAAAAGCGGCGCGGAGTTTTACGCCGAGCTCATCGGCGCGCTGGGCGTCGCCGACACCAAGTATTCGGCCGGCAAGCCCGTCTGGGTGTGCAACCACAAGACGCACATTGATCTACAGGCCAAGGCGCTGGCCTTTAACAGCGCGGCGGCCCTGACCGCCGGTATTACCTCCGAGATGCCGGTCGTCGGCGGTCAGATCGTGGAGCTGGACTTTGTCCCGGACAGCCAGATCATCGGCGGCTACATGGACCTGTACCTGCTGGCAGAGCGCGAGGGCACGACCCTCGAGCAGTCCACGGAGGTCAAATTTATCGAGGACCAGACGGCATTTAAGGCGACCGCCCGCTACGACGGCAAGCCGGTGCGCGGCGAGGCCTTTGTGATCGTCCGCTACGATAACACCGCAGCGACCACCAGCCTGACCTTCGCGTCAGATGCGGCCAATACGACGCAGGCCACGCCGCCCGCTGGCGGCAGCGACTAATGGCGGACGTCAGCTCGGCCGAGGCGGTGCTGGCGCTGCTTAAGGCCGACATCGGCGTGACGCACACCAAGCGCGACGAGTACTTTGCGGCGCTGATCGCCGCCGCCGGCAAGATGCTGCGCACCGAGGGCGTCGTCCTGGACATGGACGATCCCGGCGACCAGCTGCTGCTGGAGATGTACGCCGCGCACCTGCACGAGCGCAGGCAGCAGCCGACCCTGGCGATGCCGCGCTACCTGCGGGCAAAAATCAACAATCGGCTCTGCCATCAGCAGATGCAGGGCTAAGGTACAACACGCCGGTGTGTCCAAATTGGACACACCGGCAAAGGAGGGAGACGTGTGTACGATGATGTAATCAATCTGATCGCCATTGACGAGCGCGGCAACGACGTCGGCAAGCACGAGGTGTTTTGCCGGCGCGAAAGCATCACGCGCGCCGAGCACTACCAGGCCGCGGCCGTCGGACTGCACCCGTCGGTGCAGTTTCGGCTGGCCGACTGGCGAGACTACGACGGCCAGCGATTTGTCGAGCACGAGGGCAAGCGCTACATCGTCGAGCGCACCTACGAGACACGGGACGGCGGTCTCGAGATCGTGGTGAGGTGACGGCATGCGCGACGAGACTGTAACCATCTCCACCCTGGACAAGGCCATCGCCGGAGCGCTGGAGGAGTACAACGCCGACGTGCAGAGTAAGCTCCGCACACTGGTGGACAACGCCATGCGCAAGCTGGTCAAGCTGACCAAGGCGACGGCTCCATGCGACACCGGCGAGTATGTCAAGCACATCGCCTCAAAGACGACATCCGACACCCCAACAAACTACGCCAAAACGTGGTATGTACGCGGGGAGCGCGCCTACCTCACGCACCTGCTTAACTTTGGCCATGCCAAGGTCAACGGCGGGCGCGTCGAGGGGACGCACTTTTTGGATTTTGCCAAAAAACAGGTCGTCGAGGAGTACCTCGACGCCGTAAAGGAGGCGCTGAGCGGTGGCTGATATCATCTCCACGGTGCTCGACGGCATCCAGCACATCGAGACGTGCTGGGCTATGCCGCCGTCGCTGCCGTATGCCGTGTATCACGACCGGACGACCCGCCGCGGCGCCGACCTGTACAACGGCATCACCGAGCACAACATCACGATCGAGCTCTACGCGCAAAAGCCCGCCGAGGATCTCGAGGCCCTGATCGAGCAGCGGCTCGACGCGCTCGGCCTTGAGTACGTGCGGGAGGGGCGTATGTGGATCGACACGGAGCACTTTTTTGAGACGGTGTACGATTTTGCGTACACCGAGAAAGGATTTTCATAATTATGGCACTTATAAAACGCAAAGACATCACGCTCGGGTCCGGCAAGCTGTACGTGCAGGAGTACACCGGCACGACGGTCCCGGACACCGATACCATCTGCACGGCTGATAACATCATCGGCTATATCTCCGGCGGCGCGACGGTGTCGTACAAGCCGACATACTACACGGCCAAGGATGACCTCGGCCTGGTCTCCAAGACGCTGATCACTGCCGAGGAGGCGACGCTCAAGTCCGGCATCATGACCTGGGACGGCAATACGCTGGCCAAGCTCAGCGCGACGGCGCGCGTCACCGAGACGGATGCCGCCAGCGGCAAACCCGCCAAGCGGTCCGTTAAGATCGGCGGCGTCGCCAACGACGACGGGAAAAAATACGTCCTGTGCTTTTGCCACGAGGACAAGGACGGCAAGCGCAAGCTGTACGTCCGCATTGTCGGCAAAAACCAGTCCGGTTTTGAGATCGTGTTTGCCAAGGACAAGGAGACCGTCGTCGACGCCGAGTTTAGCTGCGACCCGATGGACACCGACGGCACGCTGATCTACTACGATGAGGTGTACACGGCATGACAAATCGTTTTACACTTGGCCAGCACAAGGCAATCTTTACGCTGGAGCTGCCGGACGGCCGCGAGCTGCTGCTTACCGTGCCGCCGCTGAGCGTTTTTAAGCGGTTGTGGGCTATGCAGGAAGGGCAGGAAAGCGCGGGCGTGGACGAGATGATCGACATCGTCTGCGACATCCTTAACTGCAACCGCACGGGCGCGACGTTTACGCCCAAGGAGGTCGCCGGGCTTTTTGCCTTTGACGATCTCGTCGGCCTTTTTGCCGCATACTCGGACTTTATCGCGGGGGCGACCAAGGAAAAAAACTGACCATCCCGTACTATCCCGATGATGGGGATGGTACGGGATGCCACTACACGATCGAGACGGTCGGCGAGCATCTGGTGGCACAGTATGCCAACATGACTCTGCCGGACGTCTGCGATCTGCTGCTGGACGACTATATGCTGCTGCTGCGCGACGCCTTTATCGCGCGCAAGCTGCAGTCAGCAGACGGCCGCGAGTATCTGGATAACGCCTGGAGACTGGAGCAAACCGAGCCGGATGTGGACGGGCTGCGCAGCACCTTCGGCGGCCGGGAGGAGGGAGGAGACAAATGAGCAGCAACGGGACAACACTCAAGGGTGTCACTGTACAGATCGGCGGCGACACCACAAAGCTCGGCGAGGCGATCCAAAAGGCCCGCAAATCGGCGAGCAGCCTGAGCGGCGAGCTCAGGGGCGTCGAGTCGCTGCTTAAATTTGACCCCACCAACACGGTCCTGCTTGCGCAAAAGCAGGGCATCCTCGCCGAGTCGATTGCCGGCGCAAAGGACAAGCTTAAGATGCTGATCGCGGCGCAGGAGTCGATGTCCAGGCAGCTGGCCGATGGCAAGATCAGCCCGGAGCAGTACCGAGATTTTGAGCGAGAGATCGAGTCGACGCGCCAGCAGCTCACGCGGCTGGAGGCAGCTGCCTCCGGCACGGACGACGCCGTCGCTGATGTCGGTGACGCAGCCGAGGAGGCCGGCGAAAAGGCCCAAAAAGCCTCCGGCGGCTGGACCGTCTTAAAGGGCGTGATGGCGGATCTCGCCTCAAGCGCGATCAAGACAGCTGTAAGCACCGTCGTAGACGGCGCAAAAAAGATGGTATCTGCCGGCCTGGAGTACAACCAGGCGATGGAGGGGTACGTCACAAACTTTACGACGATGCTCGGCGGGAGCTCGGAGGCTGCCAACGGCATGGTCGGAAGCCTGCAAAAGCTGGCATCGGCCACGCCGCTGGCCATGTCGGACCTCGCCGGCGGCGCGCAGACACTGCTTGCCTTTGGCGTGGCGTCGGACGACGTGTCCGGCACGCTGCAGCGCCTTGGCGACATCTCACTCGGCAATGCCGACAAGATGCAGTCGCTCGCCCGCGCCTATGGCAAGGCCACGGCGCAGGGAAAGCTGACCGGCGAGACCGTCCAGATGATGATCGACGCCGGCTGGAACCCGCTGATCGACATCTGCGATCAGACGGGCGAAAGCATGGAGGATGTGCAAAAGCGCATGGCCGCCGGCAGCATCTCCGCCGAGGAGCTGACGCAGGCGGTAAATCACGCGACGGACGCGGGCGGCAAGTTTGCCGGAGGCATGGAGGCGGCCAGTAAGACGGTCGCCGGTCTGACGTCTACGCTACAGGACAACGTAAACGCAATGCTGGGCGAGCTGATGCAGCCGGTATCCGACGCGATGCTGTCGACGCTGCTTCCGACGGCGATCGACGCCGTCGACCAGCTGACGACGGCGTTTGAGGACGAGGGCATAGACGGCTTTTCGCGGGTCGCTGGCGATCTGATCGCCACGCTCTCCGCGCAGCTTGCATCGTATGCGCCGGAGGCCGTCCCGGCGGCGCTGGCGTTTGTCGGGTCGCTTGTGACCGGTCTGCTGTCCGCGCTGCCTGACCTGACCGGCACGTCCGTGGAGCTGGTCGGCGCGCTGCTGCTCGGCATCGCGGATCAGCTGCCGGGTATCATCGTCGCCGCGGCGACGGCGGTGCAAGGCATCGCCGACAAGCTGACGGCGCCGGAGTCCATCACGCTGCTGGTGCAGGCTGCTGTGCTGATCCTGCTGGCGCTGGCCAATGGCCTTGTCGGAGCGCTGCCGGAACTGATCGACACCATCCCGATCATCATCACCAACCTCGTCGACGCGGTCCTGGCCTCGCTGCCGGAGATCGTCGAGGCCGGCCTGCAAATCATCATCGCGCTGGCGTCCGGCATCATCACCAACAGTGGGCATGTTTTGGCGGTCGTCCCCAAGCTGATCGTCGCGCTGGTCCACGCCTTTGGCTCTTACGTCTCGTCCGTCGCCGGCATCGGCAAGGCCATCGTCGACGGCATCCGCAAGGGCATCACGGAGCAGTGGCAGCGGCTTAAGGCGGACGTGTCCAACCTCTTTACGGGCTTGGTCGACTGGATCAAAAAGCTACTCGGCATCCACAGCCCGTCGACGGTGTTTGCGGGCATCGGTACCAACATGGCCAAGGGCATCGGCGCCGGCTGGCAGGACACCATCGGCAACATCAACAGAGACATCGCAGCCACGCTGCAGCCGCAGTATGTCGTCGGCGTGGACATGCAGGGCCTGTATGCACAGGCTGCCACACTGCAGACGGCAGCTGCCCCGGCCGCAGCCGGCGGCGACATCGCCGCCGTGCTGGAGCGCATGGATCGGCTCGAGCGTGCCATCTCCGGGATGCAGATCTACATGGACGGCGACGCGCTCGTTGGGTCCGTGGCGTCCCGCATGGACTATGCGCTCGGCAGCATCTACACGAGCAAGGACAGGAGGACATTATAATGGCACTTACGTGCAAGATCGGCGGCGTGCAGTATGCCGCCCTGGACCTGATGAGCGTGCAGATCGGGCTGCCGACCGTCAAGACGCAGACCGAGAGCGTCCCCGGCGCGGACGGCGAGCTGGATCTCACCGCCGCACTGACGGGCGGCCCGGTGTTCGGCAACCGCCAGATCAAGCTGCGCTTTGGCTTCGCGCCGGCAGGCACATTTGATTTTTACAATTTCGCTGCTGCCGTACATGGGCAGCGGCTGAAGCTGGAGCTCAGCAACAAATCCGGCTATTACATCGGCCGCTATACCGTCGGCACGCCGGACACGTCGCTGGATAGGACAACGTTTGACGTCACGATCGACGCCGACCCATACCGTCTGGCCGCTGCTGAGAGCAGTATCACCGTCCCGGTCGTCTCCACCGCAGACAACCTGATCACCAAGGGCACACCGACAGCGTCCACGTCCATCGGCCACGTGGAGGGCACCGGCGCGGACACCGTGCTGTCGCTGTACTGTGGCAGCTCGAGCGGGATCCACATCGGCGGCAACAGCTTGCAGTACGCGGTCAGCGAGCTGTTTAAGCTGCCATGGCCAAAAGCCGGCAGCTGTGTGGTCGCTGCCGACGTGGACGATGGAGGCTGGTACGAGATTACAGACGCATCCGGCAATGTCTACGGCGACGGCACGTCGCGCTGGATCCGCAATGTTCCCGCCGGCGCGCTGTATATGCGCGTCTACGGCTATCCTAATCCCGCGTACTACGTCAAGGTGCGCAACATCCAGATCTACGCGCTGACACCGGTGACGGCGGAGACGCTGGCCAGCGACCGACTCGTCTACCCGACGCTCTCCCGCTTTGAGATCCCGGTGGGCAGCGGATACGCCGAGATCACACCGACGGAGATCTCCGTCATCCGCTGTGACCGCACAGCGCCGGTCGCCACGCTGCCGGCAGGGGACACGTCCAGCCCGTATCTGTCCGTCCGCAAGGCGGACTACATTTTCGCTGCGTCGCCAAAGTTTGAGGGCCGCGTCACTCTGACGGCCCGCAGGGGGTGGATGTGATGCACGCAGGATATGTTGACGGCCGGCTGCTGTTTGCGGCCGGCATGGACGGCTACGAGATCTCCGCGGGCACGATCCACCGCGCCGACGGCGAGTGCGACTCGGCCGATTTTAAGCTCCCGGCGAGCAATACCATGCGCGACGTGCCCGTCAAGCGTGCGTCGGTCATCTCCATCCGCAGGGACGGCAAGGAGGTGTTTCGCGGATCCGTGGCGGACACGTCCACGGACCTGCGCGGCGGGCGCACCTACAGCGTGGACGGCGCCATGCTGTGGCTCGCCGACATCTGCAAGCCGCCGTTTACAATGACGGAGGACACCATGACGTACTACGTCACGGCGCTGCTGACGCAGTACAACGCCGCCTGCCTGCCCACAAAGCAGATCCAACTGGGCATCATCGACACCACACTGCCCAGCCTGACCGTGGAGCAGACGGAGTACAAGACGATCCTCGCGCTGCTGCAGGAGGGCGCACAGGCGGTCGGCGGCACGCTGCGCATCCGCTATGCGGATGGCGGCATCTATCTCGACGTCCTCAAGGCGTACAACCACCGCTGCGCGCAGCAGGTGGATATCCGCAAAAATCTGCTGGACCTGACGGACAAAATCGACGGCGCGGATCTGATCACGCGCGTCTATCCCATCGGCAAGGATGGCCTGACGATCGCCGGCGTCAACGATGGCGCAACGTATCTGGCCAACGCTGCGGCTGAGGCGCTGTATGGCCGCATCGACGGCACGCTGCGCGTGGACACGGACGATGCGGCTGCGCTCAAAGCGGCCGCAGCCACGTACCTTGCGCAAAACTGCGGTCTGTCGCGCGGCATCCAGGTCAGCGCGGCGGACCTGTCCGGCACGGACATCACACTGGAGCCATATCACATTGGCGACAGCGTCCGCGTGGTGTCGCCACCGCATGGTATCGACACCATCATGACCGTGTCCAAATTGGACACCAGCCTCGTCGGCGACAAGGACACTATGACGCTTGGCTGGTCCAGCAAAACGCTGACCGGCGCCGTCGCCTCCGGCGGCGGATCGTCGAGCGGCACAACGACCTCCGGCGGTGGTGGCACGATCGACGTGGACGATGCACTGTCGCTAGATAGCACCAATCCTGTCCAAAACAAAGTCGTGACTGCCGCGTTGGCCGGTAAGGCCAGCACAGCAACGGCCACACAGTCCTCGGCTGGCCTGATGTCTGCCGCGGATAAAACCAAGCTGGACGGCCTGTCGGCCGGTGGAGGCGGGACACTGGTACAAATGACGGCCGCGGAAATGCAGGCCATCTGGGACGAAAATTGAAAGGAATGATAACATGGACGATCAATCCACATACGTAGGGCCGACCGCGGCTGCGAAACTTGCGGCGCTGGCAAAGGCCGCCGCGAAAAACGCGATTACAGTCGATGATCAGCTGTATTCCCAATCCACGCATCCCGTGCAAAACAAGGTCGTGACCGCCGCGCTGGGCGAAAAGGCGGGCAAAAGTGTTGCCACACAGTACGTCAACGGCCTGATGTCGGCGGCCGACAAAGCCAAGCTGGACGGCATCGAAGCGGGCGCGACCAAAAACAGCACGGCAACCGCAACGGCGGACGCTGATGGCCTGATGTCCGCCGCGGATAAGGTCAAACTGGACGGCATCGAAGACGGTGCTACCAAGACCATCGTCGACGACGCCATGTCGGATACATCTACTAACCCTGTGCAGAACAAGATTGTCACCGCAGAACTGGACAAAAAGGCCGGGAAGGACGTTGCCACGGCGGACGCTGATGGCCTGATGTCCGCCGAAGATAAGGTCAAACTGGACGGCATTGAGGAAGGCGCGACCAAGACCATCGTCGACGACGTCATGTCGGACACATCCACCAACCCTGTGCAGAACAAGGTAATCAAGCAATATGTCGATGAAAAAGGTGTGAATTACTTTGACACCTACGTCGAAAAGCCCACGAAAGAAAAGCTAACTGCCTACGCCGACTACTACACGTGCGAATGCAAAGCGACGCACACCTACGCGGAGATCGCTGCTGCGCTTGCAAAAGATATGGTGCCGCGCGTCCTGCTGGTCGATGTTATCGGCAGTGTGGGCGCCAATCGCATCGTATGCCCGCTGAACGAGTACTATAACGGTGCCGATGGGTCATACGATTTCGACGCGCCAAACATTGCTGGCATGTACGGGTACGGCACCGGCATCGTCAGCATCAGCAAGGACGGGGCGGTTTACACGTGCAGCGCCGGTGAACTGCCACCTGCCACGGATAAGGATAACGGTAAGTGTCTTGTAGTCGACGGCGGTAGGTATCGGTGTGGGACACCGGCGGCTGCCACGCAGTCAACGCCCGGCTATATGTCCGCAGCGGACAAAGTCAAGCTGGATGGCATCGAGGCGGGTGCGAACAAGACCGTCGTGGACGTGGCACTGGATGCCGGGTCTGTCAACCCTGTCCAAAACAAAGCGGTCAAAGCCGCGCTGGATGGCAAAGCGGGAACGGCCGTAGCTACCACGTCCGCCAATGGCTTAATGTCTGCTGCGGATAAGGCCAAGCTCGACGGCGTGGAGGCAGGTGCAAACAAGACCATCGTGGATGCCGCACTGGATGCAGCGTCGGAAAACCCCGTGCAGAATAAGGCCGTCAAGGCGGCGCTTGACAGCAAGCTGTCAACACGAGGTGGCGAAATTTCGGGTCATTTGAGCGTTGGGCTTACAGTCAGCGCTGAGGGGGCTGTATCTACTGGCAGGACGAGCACGGACACCGGCATCCATTTCGAGAAAGCGGGTTCTGACGTCGGACGCATTTCGCACGGCTCAGACCCCATGACTGGTGTAGCGCCCATTGCCCGCCTGAAAGTGGCATCGCCAACCGAGGATGACGACGCGGCGACTAAGGCGTATGTAGATGGCAGGGCGGTGCGATACGACGCGGCGCAGACGCTCACTGACGCACAGAAGGCGCAGGCGAGGGAGAATGTTGACGCGGCGAGTGCGTTCGCTCCAATCCTTACATCGCCGGTTATGATTCGCAAGGAGAGGGCCACAGACTCGGCCGGTGTGTATCTGAGCACGATTGACATCGGAGAAAAACACGCAGAAATCAGGCTGGAAGATGTAAACGAAAACGCGCCAGTAGCGATTGCAAATCTTCGCACCCCGACAGATGCGCAGACGGACTATGCAACAAACGTAGCCTACGTTAAGGCAAAAGTCGCCGAAGTCGCTGCGAGCGGCGGCGTGGACGTGGATAATGCGTTGTCGGCCACGTCTACCAACCCAGTCCAAAACAAGGTCATCACGTCTGCGCTGGCCAAGAAAGCCGGTACCGCGGTGGCAACGGAAAGCGCTAACGGTCTGATGTCCAAGGCGGATAAAGCTAAGTTGGACGGCATCGCGGCAGGTGCAACAAAGATCACCATTGACAGCGCCATGTCCGGGTCGTCAAACAACCCCGTTGCGAATCATGTCGTCAAGCAGTACGTCGACGACAATGTAGCTGCTGTTGGCAGTAATATCACCGTGGACGCGACGCTATCCAGCACTAGCACCAACCCGGTGCAGAATAAAGCGGTCAAAGCGGCGATTGACGCCAAGGCCGATAAATCCGCGCTTGACAAGAAGCTGGACAAGACCGGCGGCACGCTGACCGGCAACCTGACTGGCAAGTACATCACGGGCACATGGTTGCAATCCACGGCCGCTAGCGATCTAGGGCGTACACCGGGCAAGATCGCCGTGCTGGACGACAGCGGCTGGGTGTACTACCGCACACCCGCCGAGCTACTGGCCGATATCGGGGCGATGTCCGGTGGAGACTACTACACCAAAGCCGAGACGGATGCAGCTATCGCCGTGCGGGCATCCACGTCGGCCTACGGCACGACCAAGCTGTCCAACAGCACCACATCGTCCAGCAAGATGCTGGCCGCGACGCCGTATGCCGTCAAGACTGCGCTGGCGCAGGCCAAGGCATACGTGGACAGCGCGATCGCCGTGGCGATCAACAGCGCATACTAAGGGGGGTACATCATGGCTACCACTGTATCTATGGCCAATATCATGGCCAACGGCGGCAAGGGGTGGTTCCCGGCCACGCGCGGCAACTGCGCGTGGCAGCTGTCGAACATCACCCCGGGCGACGGGGCCGCGTCCAGCATTAAGATCATCCCCGCCGGCGCGGGCGAGGTGACGCTGACATCGGCGTCGCACGCCCTGGTCGCGTCGCACAAGTACTACGTCACCTTTAAGATCCGCTTTGAATCTGCCGTTACTGGCACGTGCGACTGGTACTGGCCGGTCGCGGAGCCTGCGGCGGCTTCGGGCATGGCCGTCAAGGCCGCTGCGGGCGCATGGACGCGCCTGTCGGCGGCGTTTGATCGCACAAGTTTTAGCGATGGCAGCTATCCGTGCCGCTTTGACTACAACAACAACGACGGCAGCAACCGAACGTTTTGGTTTACGAGCTGTCTGCTCGTTGACCTGACAGCGGCGTTCGGTGCGGGCAAGGAGCCCAGCAAGGACTGGCTGGACAAGCACGTCACAGCATTTTCGGACACACCGTCGGTACAGTACGTTGACAATCTCGGCGAGCTTTTTAAGGGCATCGCCGATGCGATCCGCGCAAAAAGCGGCCAGACGGGCGAGATCATGGCCTGCGATTTTGCAGACCGCATCCGGGCACTGTGAGGAGGTGATGGTATGAGCATCGACATCGTGGAGGCCGTCGTGACGGCCAACAAATGCTATCAGGCGGCTATCCCGCTGCATCCGCAGGGCATCATGCTGCATAGCATCGGCTGCCCGCAGCCCAACGCGGCGGTCATGGCACACCGATATAACACGTATCAGCCGGACGGCCAGAGCGTGTGCGTGCACGGCTTTGTGCAGCGCGACGGCACGTACTACCACACGCTGCCGTACAACCTGCGTGCGTGGCACTGCGGGGGCAGCGCCAACCAGACCCACATCGGTATCGAGATGACGGAGCCCGCGAGCATCGTCTACACCGGCGGCGCGAGCTGGCGCGACCTTGACCCGGCCGCGACCGAGGCGCACGTGCGCGGGACGTATGCCGCAGCCGTGGAGCTTTTCGCGCAGCTGTGCACGCAGTACGCGCTGGATCCGCTGGAGGACGGCGTGATCATCAGCCACGCCGAGGGCGCGGCAAGAGGCATCGCCAGCGCACATGCAGACCCCACACACCTGTGGCGGGCGTTTGGGCTGACGATGGATGGCTTTCGGGCAGATGTCGCGGCCAAGATGGCCGCGGGAAATACAGACGAGGAGGACGACGACATGGTAAGATACGACAGCATTGACGATGTGCCCGGCTGGGCGCAGGACACAGTGCGCGCGCTGATGGACGCTGGCGCACTGCAGGGTGACGATCAGGGGTGGCTGGATCTGTCGCTGGATATGATCCGGGGCATGGTGATCGGCATGCGCTATGCCGAGGCACGCAATCCGCGCTACTACAGCCTGGACGACGTGCCCACATGGGCGCGCGAGGAGACACAGCGGCTTATCGACCGCGGCGCGCTGCAAGGCGACGGCAAGCACGAGCTCAACGTAACGTATGACGCGCTGCAGGCGATGATTGTCTGCCAGCGGATGATTGACGCCGCTGGCGGCGGGAAGTGAGGCGCGGATGTCGGAGGTTATCATTGCCGCGCTGGTCAGCGCAGCGGCCGCCATTGTGGTCGGCCTCATCAACAGCCGCGCGCAGCACAACAAGCTGATCGCGGAGCTGGACAAGCGCGACGAGTTGCAGGCGTATCGCATTGAGCAGCTCGAGCGCAAGGTGGACAAGCACAATCAGGTCATCGCGCGTACATATAAGCTGGAGGAGTGCACCGAGCTCCTCGGCGAGCGCATCAAGGTGGCCAATCACCGGATCGATGATCTGGAGCACAAAAATTAAGAGGAGAACATCATTATGGAACTTGGTATTGCATCTGTGGCGGCTATCACCGCCATCGCGTATCTGCTGGGCATGGCCGTCAAGGCGACCGAGGCCGCGGACAAGTGGATCCCAATCATCTGCGGCGCGGCCGGCCTGATCATCGGCGTCGCCGCCTGGGCGATGGGCGTGCCGGACTTTCCGGCGCACGACTGGCTCAACGCTGCGGCCGTCGGCATCGTGTCCGGCTGGGCGGCGACGGGGCTTAACCAGAGCGTCAAGCAGCTGACGGACAATAAATAATCGGGCATAGCAAGGCCGCCGGAGCGTAAGTGCTCCGGCGGCCTTGTGATTTTAAATTTCTGTGCCATCTGGCAGCGTAAACTTGATGTTGACTTTGCAGCCGAGTGCTTCTCCGATGCGCTCCCATTCTTCTACGGTAAATTTCCCGGTATTCAGCCGTTTGTTAAGCAGCTGGGGGGACCATCCGAGCCGTCGCGCTAGCTCGGAGTTTGTAATCCCAAAATACGCAAGTTTCATTTCAATTATTTGCCGCGCTGTCACGGTATCACTTCCTTCTGTTAGATAGCATAACCTATTTAGTTTAACGTGTCAACTAAGAATTTTCTGAAATATCCGAAAAAGCTAAAATACAAGGTTGACATTATAAACCGTTTAGTTTATAATAATACTCGTAAGGCAGAGGGGAACCTCTTACGAAAGGAAGTGAGGGAATGACCGAGATGAACGTCACAGAGGCGCTGCTGAAAGCAATCCTCGAACTCATCGAGAAGTGCGAAACGCTTGAAGAACTTCGCGAGAGCGTCAAGCGCATCATGCATGAGTAAACAAAAAGAGTAGCGGCACCGACCAAAGCCCCGCTACTCGCACCCGAGAAGGTGAGCCGGGAGCCTTACCCCGGCCACCTTGATTATAAACCGAGTAAGGCAGAAGAATCAAGGAGGAAACACTATGAAGTACGAAGTCTACGAAAATAACGGCGGCGCCGTTATGCTCGCTATCCTCGACGACGATTGCAAGCCGGTCGCCATTTTTGAAAACTGGGAGTATGGTCAGCGCGGCATTTTGGCCGACGCACTGCAGGAGCTTGCCGCAGATCCGACGGCGTGGAGAGCGTGGGACGGCGACCTTGTCGAGCGCATCGCGTCCGAGTGGCCGTACAGCGGCGAGGCAGAGCCGCCCACGCTTACCGAGCTTTACGACGAGATCAGCGGGAGCAATGCATGCATCATTGACAGTGACGGCGATATGATCCCCGCACAGCGCATGGGCGCCGCGGCTCTCAAGGCACTCGGCCTGAGCCTCGAGGATGACGATCAGTAATGCGTGCGGCAATCTATATCCGTGTATCAACAAGCGAGCAGGCGGCAGAGGGATATTCCCTCGCCGCCCAGCGCAAGAGCTTGATGCAGTGGTGCAATGGCCGCGCCTATGATGTGGTGGACGTGTACGCCGATGAGGGTATCAGCGCGAAAGACATCAAGCACCGCCCGGCAATGCTGCGGTTGCTGTCCGATGTACAAACCGGGAAAATTGATGTTGTGTGCGTCTGGGCGCTGAGCCGGTTAACGCGCAGCGTTGCTGACTTATACAGCGTGTGGGAGCTGTTTGCGGCGCACAACTGTGGGTTGATCAGCTATACGGAGGCTTTTGACACGACCACGCCGACCGGGCGCGCAATGATGGGTATGCTCGGGGTTTTTGCCCAGATGGAACGAGAATTTACGGCCGAACGTGTCAGCGCGGCGATTGCGGAACGCGCAGCGCAGGGAAAGCGAACATGCAACGAAGTACTTGGTTATGACCTCGACGGCAAGGACAGCCTGAAAATCAACCCAGCGGAAGCGGAGCGCGTGCGGTATATTTTTGATCGTTACTTGGAATATCGCAATCTGTCGGCCGTTGCCGAGCTGTGCAGATTGCGCGGCTACACCGGGAAACGCGGTAGAGTACAGACTGCCGAATCAATCCGGCGGATACTTATCTGTCCGGTATATGCTGGCTACAACAGCTATAAGGGCCAGTTGTACAAGGGATGTCACGCGCCCATCATATCTGTCAAAGATTACAATCGTGTGCAACGGATACTACAGCAGCGAGGGAAGCGAGTCAGGATACTGTATCAGCAAATCAAATGACAAACTGCGGTGGCATAGGGATAATCATGGGGATATATATTTGCGCCATATCTCGCAATGCAGTAATACCAATGCATAGTGGCAATGCACACCATGCTTGACGTGCGGAGGGTCACAGGTTCAAGTCCTGTATCGTCCACCAAAGGTCCA